TACTTATAGTTTGGTACAGTGAAAGTAAAAAAATCACTGAGTTCTTTTGCAATACTTCTATCACAAACTACTTTTATATAAACAGAATCTACTGGATGTATTTCTATATCACTCATGTACCATTTGTAAACTTCAACCAATCAATTGTCGAACGAATAGACCATTGCCTATTGTTGATTATTTTGATAATATTTTCTAAGTAGTTTACCTTTTCCTTTTGAAGTGCCACCTTATTTGATAAGGTGATTATATCACTATCTGCCTGCATAAATCTGTCTATATCTGTTTTTAGAACATTCAAATCGAAAGGTTCCCACCCATGTTCTTGGAGTTGTTCGTGACTCATCTTTCCTGTATAATATAGCCATTTATTTCGTTCAAGAACTTTCAATTCAGAATTGAATTTTGTTAGAATCAATTTCTCATCCGTATAAACAATAAGATATTTGTTATGGAGTTGAGGCGTTCTCATAGACTCGACATCAAGTTCTGTCTTATCCATTGGAATATCTTGTTGTGCCATTTTTCTTATTTGATCTAAATTCATAAAAAATAATCCTCCGTATGGAGTATTATACACTAAAATCAAGCAAAAGTCAATTTTCGTTCACTGTTTTTATTGTGTAGTAATCATATGTAAAGGTAGCGGTTGCTAAAATAGGTTCTGTGTCCATAGAGGCTGTATTGAAATTGATTCCACTAATTGCAATCGGAAAGGCTTTCTTGAATTGAACACGATATTGTGGTTTATATGAACTATTTGTTACTAACAATGTTATATCGGAGAAGAAATCCATAGTTTGTTTCTCTGCAATAACATTGTCCATATTGTCTAAGTTACCAATCTCTTCCATCCATCGATATACTTCCATCCAGTTTCTCATATCCTCATCAACAATGAATGAAACTTGTAAATCTTCATATGCATATTGACCACCAATCCATTTAGGTCGTAATCCTAAAGTAGATGGTTGTTCCGTTGGAGTTAGTGTCAAAGAAGGTAAATTTGCAGTTTGACAAAAATATGTTACTGTTGGCGTTCTTGTTATTTCAAGTTGAAAGTAATTCACACCAAGATAATTGTTGGTATCTGGTTGTCTCCCACTTCTTGCTCTTGTAATATCAGGAATTCCCGGACCAGTATAACCTGAATATGCACCAGTATATCCCATAGGATATCCTTCAGTTGCTTGTTCGTACGCTGATCCTAATGGAATGTCATCTCTGTACTTACCCATAAAAGACTTCTCCTTATACTATGTATAAAAGAAAAGGGGAGTCCCGTGAAGGACTCCCCTAGTCTAGTTTAGTTTAACTACTTTTATCAAGCAGTGTTACCATGTAGGTTGGTAATGGTGAAGAGTCTGTAGTAGACATTCTTACCTGAACCTACTGAGACGGCTGTACCGTCATCATGGGCGAATGGGTTTGCAACCATTCCGTAACGAGTCTTGAAGCCAATCTTAGGCTGGAAGGTATTTTCACCAACCGCACGAACCATCTGTAGTGGGACGTATGGACAGTAGAAGAGTCCAGCATCGTATGGACTAGAACCTCTATAACCTACACATGCAAAGTTGAAGTCACTCTTAGAACCACCCTGTGGGGTGTGAGTTGTTGCACTGTATGGGTCGATGTAAACCTTCATCTTACCGTTGAGTGTACCAACGAATGTGTTACCGTTGTCATCAACATCTAGTGAAGTGTTGAGAGCAGGTGAGAGTTGCAACCAACCACCCATTGCGAGGGCAGAAGCAACGTCTGAGGAGCAGATAACGAAGTTACCCTTACCACGACGGGTCTGCTTGGCGATGAGGTTTGCTTCTCGTTCGATCTGGAACATAAGTCCTCTAAATCGTTCTGCACTCCAACGTCCATCTGAGTCGGTGTTAAGGTCATAAGTACCAGCAGTTGTTAGGTCAGTATGCTGGGCACCATCCTTAGCACTTGTGTAGATGCTTCTGATGAGTTCACGGTTGATTTCAGTGAGAATCTCTGTGCTAAGAATGTTAGCAAGTTCAGTTTCTGCATCAAGTCCGTGGACTGCTTTGAGGTCCTGAGCGAGTTCAGTTGTGTACTCTGCTTTCAAGGCACGAGTCTTTGCTTCCACAGCAACTCGTTCAATGGTGAATGCCATTTCCTTGAATGTAGTAGAATCACCTAAACCTTCAGCAGTTGCTGTTAGCATTGCTCGGAAACCGTCTAGTGCTAGACTGCTATCAGCAGGCTGTACACCACCAGTTGAACTGAATGCGGCACCTGTTGCAGTGTTACCTGCACCAGAGAACTTAGCAAAGGCTTCTTGGTAAAGTGCTTCTGCACCAGACTGGTTGTCATATCTTGCTCTCATTGCGAAGATAAGTCCAGTAGGTGCGCTCATGGGCTGAACACCAGCAAGGTCGTATGCCATTAGGTTAGGCATGGAACGACGAACAAGACTGATTAGGACTGGGTCATAACCAGCAATTGCATTATTGCCTGCGTTGTCCGCGGCAGCACTTACATCGAAACCACCTGCACCCATGTGATTGGATGGTGTTTCATGTAGGTGTTGTTCGCGTAATGCTCTTTCTTGATTCTCAAGCAGAACAGCAGTAACTTTAGACTTATACGAGTCTTCAATTGGTGCCATTTCTGGGTGATTTAGTACTGGTGACCATTTTTCTGCCAGTACATCATACGGTGTGTTTTGTTGATTGAAATCCATTATAGATTCTCCTTTTGACTCGTAAGTATTTTTTTGAGATTTCCTTCTATGTATAATTTAAAGGTCTTTCAAGACATCTTATCATACGATGCATGTCGTGAAAGTGTGTTCATGTACTTGTCCATAGGACCATTTGCGTCGATTACCTGATTTGTTGTTTCTTCCTGTTCTGTTAAAACAACTTGCTCTCCAGCAGAGAAATAACTTTCTCGTAGAACATTAACCTTATCTCTGTATTGTTCCTCTGTATCGAACTCAATACCTTCAGATAAGGATGCTAATTTTTCTACTTCCATGTCAGTTAAACCATCAGCCTCTTCTGCAAAGATTTCACCACAACGATGTGCAACGATTTCTTTCCTTAGATTGATGTTTTCTTGGAGTGCTTTATTTAAATCTTCTTCTAGTTCATCCTTCACATCTGTAACTTCCTCAAGAAGGTCGTATTTATCAGAAGGAACATCGATGTAACAATTTTCAAAGAGTACTTTCAAACCAGAGATGAAGTTTTCTGCAACATCAGCACGAATACCATTGTCAACTGCGAGTTTATTTTCTTCAACCCACTGTTCAACAACATACCCTAGATAATCATCTAGTTTTTCTGCGAGTTCTGCTGATGTTTTTTCTAGGTTTTCTTCAAGAATCGACTGGTACTGCTGCACAAGGTCTTCTTCAATGGAAGAAATTCTTTCGTTGATTGCTGCCTCGAAGATTGTTGCTGCCTTGGTTTGGAAAGACTCTGAGAGTTCTTCACCATCAAACAAAGCATCAAGTGCTTCTTTAACACCCTTTGCAGAACCACCCTTACCAGCAATAGACTTCATATTCTTTTTAGAATTATCTGGTCCTTCATCGGTGTCAATTTTAGCATGTCCACCTTCAGCATCTTGGTAAAGTTTTGGATCTTCTTCTGATTTTGTGTCTAGAGTTGGAGTTTCAGGCCCCGCTTCTAAAATTTCGTTATTGTCATATTCTGACATGATTGACTCCTTTTTGAATAGTCTATCCACGGCGTCTCGTGCGTGGTTCTGAATGGCTTGTGTTAAACGGTCTCCCGCGTGTTTCTTAAGTTGTTTTGGTAAATTTTTTAACTGTTCCGAGTTATCGTCACCTACCAATTTCTTTACAAAACCCATTACTTTCTTTGCATCTTCGGCAACAACCTCTGTAGACTCTAATGTTTGTTGCTCTTTAGACATGGGTAACTCCGTAAAAATAACTCTGTTATTCTTTGTTTATTTATATTTTTTACAGTTTTGACAAGAAATCTTGGAATGCAAAAATGGCTTTCTCTTCGAGTTCTCTCTGTGAAGCCTTTTTAATCATTTGATGGTATTCATGAATTTGCTTTTCTCGAATAACACCGTTATCCCAAATCCATTCTTTACCTTCCATAATACCGTTTACAAAGGCATTAGGAGCAGAAGGATCTGCAACAATGTCCACTGCGGAAAGCATGAAGTCTGGTTTTACATAATTGACTCCATTCTTTTCTTCAAGTGAACCCATACCACGGGAAGAAACACCAAGTTGTGCGCCTTCGTTTACTAGATTCTTTGCAATGTTACCCATAGGAGTATCAAGTAGTTTAGCCTTACCGACTACATCATTACCTTCTACCTTCAAATCCTTAATCATATGGGAAACACGGTCAAGGTTTACGGTTGGACCTTGTGGATGGTTGAGTTCACCCATAGCACGGTTCTTTCCAACAAAATCTTTACCGTATCTTTTTACTTCATTTTCTAAAATACCGAGAGGGTATACTCTACCATTTCGGTTCTTCTGCTCTGCTTGCATGAAGACACCCTGAATATAATGATTCTTTTTACCAGTTGAAGAATCTTCCTCAACAAGGCATTGAATGTCTTCTGTCATTTCTGTGATTAACTTCATTCTCGATGCCCCTTTGCTTTTTCTTCTTCTGCCTTTTGGTGACTCCACTTCATCTTTATCTGATGCTTTTGCTTATCAGTTAAAGCACGATACTTCTTGAGTGGCATACCATAGATGTGAGATTCTCTACCGTCACCTTTATTTTCGTTAACTTCATCTTCTTCATCATCTTCGCCTTCGATTTTCTTCTTACGAACCTTTCTTCGGTTGTTTAAATACTCATCAGACTCATCAGAATCTCCATCATTATCAATATCACTGTCTTCTGCATCTACAGGATCCAGTCCTTCACCATCATCCTCTTTATCTGTTTTTTTGGCGTATTTCTTACCGTTATCATCATCTTCTTCTTTCTTCTTTGCTTTCTTCTTTTCTACAAGAGAAGCAACACCAACCGCATCTTCATATACTATACCAGCAACAGATTCTTTTGCTTGGTTTAAAAGTTCGGTTGTTTTAGAATATAACAATGATTCTGTTTTATTTCTAGCATCAGATAATTTACCTGACATAACATCTTGAATAATATCGTTGGTGGTTGACATGAATCAGTCCTCTTCTTCGTTTAATTGGCTGTTACAGAAACTAAGAACCTTAACAAACTTATCTTCGGATTCCTCCAGCATATTTCTCATTTTTTGCTGGTTTTCTCTATTCATTTGATCATGAACAGAAGTGATAGAATTAGCATGTTCTGGCTCAATATGTATACTTGAGCCATCTTTAGTCTCGAAAACAATTGATTGATCGTTGTTTAATACTTCTTGTAGTGATTTTATGATAGACATTGTATTTTCCTTATGTCGATGCTTTCATTTCTTTTGCTAACATCGTTAGCATTTGAAGCATTTCTTTGTCTTTTATGCCATTTATTGATACATCTTTACCCCTAACAGAGAAATTTCTTTTACTAACTCCCACAAGACCTGGTGTCTTAGCAGCGGAAATAGCAAATTTCTTTGCATCTGTTGTGGATTTAAATTTAAAAGTAGTACCTTTAGACTCTTCTATTGATTCATTTTCGTTTTCTGTGGATAGTATATCCTTAGATATTTCTAGATTCTTATCAACTAGTTGTGAACCTATTCTATCTTGCATTTCACTTTTAAATGCCGTATCAAAAGAATCTCTATCTTTACTTAGAATAGAAGAAATCATATCTTTCATGTTTTGGTTACTTAATTCCATTAGTATTGTTCTCCTTCCATACCCATTTCATCTTCGGGGGGTTGCTCTTCAGCGTCTGCTTGATTCTGTTTATCCAATTCTTTAATTTCTTCTTCCGACTGTTTCAGAATATTTCTTCTTACCCAGTCCATTGAGTAGTACTTACCTATATATTCATCAACTTGGCTTAATAAATCAAGTCTTTCTTTAAGTATTTCTGTTTCTTTCAATTCACTGAAGTAAGAATCTTTATTCCAAGTCCATCTAATGTCTGGAACAATTTTCTTCCAGTCTTCTTCAGACATTACTCCCTTTAGAACAAGTTGAACTCTTAGAATTTGCATGAATAATTCAGCAAATCTTACTCTTAGTTTCTCAATAAACTTAAAGAATTTAACTTCATCCCGTGTAATTTCGGCACTTCTTCCCATATTGAAACCTGTGTCTGGTTCCATTCTGGAAATGGGAACATTTAAAGAACGATAAACTTTTCGTAGAAGATAATTAACATCTTCCATTTCTCCAAGATTTTGTCCACCATCAAGTGTGGTAATTTCTGTACCTCTACCACCTTCTCGTCTAGGTAACCAATAATCTTCAAGCATGTGTAGGTGATTTCTATCATCTTTGATTTCACCTGTGCTTGCATCATATGTTAACTTATTGCGATATCGATTCATTATATCACGAAGATATTGTTCTGCTTTGTTCTTCGGAAGATTTCCAACATCAATATAGAAAATTCTTCTTTCAGGCGCACGAGAAACACGATAAATTACAACAGCATCTTCAATCTGTCGAAGCATGTTAAGTGGTCGAATTGCTTTATGTAAGTAACCCAATACTCTTTTAGAAGTACCATCAACTTGACCTGAGTGAACATATGCAATTGAATCTGGAGCAATTTTAAGTCCAGAACTAGAAGTCTGATATGGAGAATCTTTATCTAAATTGGTATAGACATAAAATTCTTCAACACTCTTGACAACAGGAACAACACCACCCGGCATTCTCTTTTGTTCTTTGTTTACTTTTCTAATTTTCTTTATTTTTACAGGATCAACAGATCTTATTTCTGTAATTCCTTTTTGTGGATTATCTTTATCTAATATCATGTGATAATATAGTTTACTATCTACATACCATCTTCTAAAAATATCAGCACCTTTATTATGGAACTCTAGCATTCTAAGAATATTATCATATTCCATATGCATTCTTGTTTTGATGTTGTCAGATACATCAATATTTTCTAAATTTATTTTTACTGGTTTTCTGTCGTCACCTAGAACAATTGATTCGTTTATAATATCTTCAATTGCTTGATCTACTTCTGGAAACATAGAAGTTTGTCTAAACTTCCGAATTAGAGCATTTTCATCTTTAACAGAACCAGCGAAGTCTATGAGTGTACCAAAGACTCCGCCAGTTTCTAGTGTGTAACTACCATCGTAATTTTCTGGTGTTACGAAGGACTGTTCTTTATTTGATTGTTGTGGCTCGACTGGTTTGCTGCTGTCTTTTTTCCCAATCGAGAACCCGAAAATGTCTAATGGCATGATATAAGTTTCCTTTAAAGTAAAGTAAATTCTTCTTTATATGTATGGTGAATTTACTATACGATTCACTTCACCTAAAGTAATCTCCCTACGAACCAGATGAAACACCACCACCAGTTTCTAGTGTGATGTAATCATATGCTAGTGTTACTGCATACTCAGTAAGGGTATCGGAAGTATCGTAACTAAGGTCAATTGCACCAACTTCAACTGGCCAGCAGTTATGAAGAGCAATCTGTCTTACCTCGTTACCAAACATATCGATTTGTGTTACTGTCCATCTAGTCAATTCAGGTCCAACACCTGCAAGGATTTCTGGACTTGCAACGACATTTTCTTTATGGGCATTGAATTTTTCATGCCATTCTTCAAACTGTCTTCTCATATCATGAGTTGTTTCGTCCAATACAGTCATTGTCCATTCTGCATATGCTCTATCTCCAGGCACTTTTGCAATTCTTCCTCGGAAGGGAACTGGAATGATACCTAAAGTCTGTGCAGGCATAGACGCTGCTTTTACCATGAAGTGGTTTGGAAGGTCTCCACTAGTACCTAATGCACCACTAACGACAAATCTATTTGGGCGAGTCCCACCATCAAAATTGTTCTTGAACTCGCTGATGGCCATTGAATGTGGCCCTGCTTGTGATCTACCTGCCATGAGGCTTCTCCTTTTTTAAAATTATCCTACACCAAGGTCGTCTGCTGTATTCTTGTTAGTAAATGTTATCTTGATAAAGTTGATACTCTTCGTTGGTTTGAGATAAATATCTGCAACAAACTGATTTGAATCAACTATATTATCAGTGTTGTTTGTTGTATCACACACAACTCTATAGTCAAACAAACCTCTCCGTGCTTGAATATTGTCAAGTACGGGAGTAACTGCATTTACAAACGATGCTCTGGTTGTAACATCATTCAATTCAAAGAGAATTGCTCTTGCAGCCGCACCAATAGTCTTCTTTAAGTGAATAAAGAGTCTTGATACATTGATTCTGCTCAGAGTGCTTGATTCATCTTTACCAGTCTTATCTCCGAAGAGAACTGTTCCTTCACCGGGGAAGGTAACAACTGGGTTGATGTTCGCCTCATATAGTGTATCCTGTCGTCCATCATTTGGATTTTCTTCAAGTCGGACAACATCCAAGATTCTTCCTCGTTTAAACCCACCAGGCGAGAACCAAGGATATGCATCTCTATCTGTTCTAGCAATACAACCCGCAACATCAGGTGCTAGACATGTTCTGATATAATTTGCTTCGTTGTCTGCTTCGTTAAGTCCTCTAGTAATATCAAGGTGCTTCTTTGCACCGAATACTGTGATATTGAATTCGTCTGCGTTACCACTCAAGGTAGCATTAGAAGAATCTAGTGATAATTGACCACCCGAATCCTTTGCAGGAAGAACTGCAACGCAGTCTTGTCTGGTAGATGCAATGTTTGAAACCTGTGTTAAATATCCACTACCACCAGTTGCTGCGAATACAACATCCAAAGCAACTTGCTTATCTTTCAGTGTGTTATAAGAATCAGTTAAATTTTCTTCTGAACCAGTAGCACCAATGACAGCAACTCCACCATATTGGAGGAAGTTATGGACTGCCCACCACTCTGGTTCCCATGCTCCAGTGGGACCATAAGGCCATCTTGGTCCAGTGGTTCCTGATCCCGCGGGGGAACTTCTATGATTTGGATTGTCTGTCCAATCACCAGAAGCAGTTTGTTCATCTGTTGTTAATCTTTTAACCCAATCCATAGGACTGGAAATTTCCATTATTCCTGATTTTCTTTCGGCAGTATTTCCTAAAGCGAGAACCAGTCCGAATACAGAGGGGAGGCCTGCTCTAGTAAGTGAGCCGCCTTCGGTGTTTGGTACTACAAAACTTTGATCATCTATGACGACTGTTACATTTGGTCTGGCCATCCTTAAATCTCCTTGCAAGGTGTATTTCTGATATTATTTAGTTTTTTTAAAAAAAAACATAATGCTTGTCGTCCATATTTATAGTTTTAGATGTTTTGCCTCATTGAAAAGGAAACCATCTATCCTTACCGTCCCACTCTCCTTTTTCATCAGAACCATCGTTTATAAACCCAAAAGGTGCCATATTTTCTTGTAATTTTTCTATTTCATCTTCATATATTTCTGTTCTAACATCAACTTCTGTCGTAGTTTTGAAATAATCTTGTCGAGTTAACCAAGCAAAAAGAACCAATGACATCACCAAGTCATCATTGTAATTATCATCTGCTTCATACGAATTTCTTTTTGCAACAAAAGTCGTCAGTTCATTGACTGTATCGATGTCTTCAATTATTAATTTATCCTCCTCAATCAAACTTTTGAGAACTGAACAGCCAAGTTTCTTTACAACAGCAGAAGTACGAACCCCCATATGAGTAGTACCTTTACCACCTGCACCAAATCCAGAGGTGACAGTTTGACCTTTTCTTCCCATATGAGTACACATTAGAATATTATCGTATTCTAAGTCTTGATGAAGAACATCAGCAACCTGTCCACCAATATCATTTATCTCGACCAAAACATATGCGTTATTGAATTGTTTAGCGACTGTCGAAATGACAGTTGGGTATACCATTGGAGATACAATGTTGTTCTTGTATCTTGCAACTAATTTATATGGCATTTCTGTTGTATCTATAACAACGAATGCACTATAATCCAATCCTTGACCTCTGGCAGTATCGACTGTGATGTAATATGTGTGATCCTCTTTAGGTTCTTCATATATCCATAACCCATCATCATTTCTAGTAATTGGTCGTATCCAAGATAATGCATGGAGTTTACTTGAAGATATCAAAGTTGCACTCGAACCAACAAAGTCGCATTCAAATTCTGTTTTGAATTGTTGCTCACTTGTGTTGGCAATAGTTTCTTTTTTCCAATTCTCATCTCGAAGTGGTCCGCCGGGATATGCAGGGACCTGACTCCAATGAACTTCAATTGGAATATACTCATTCTTTCCTTGTTCTCCTTCATTCTTAGTTGCACCTCTCCAATAATGATAATACATGTTCAAACCATTTGGAGTGGAAACCATGAGAACCTTCGTGCTTTGTCCCGAAGTGATTGTCGGATATACAGAACTAAAGAACTCTTCGGCGATATTTGTAGGAACGTGAGCAAATTCATCAAGGAATAGCATGTTGTAAGAACCACCACGGACTGCGGAAGCAGAGGTGGATGATGCAAGAATTTTAGAACCATTTTCTAGTTTAATACTTCCCTTGTTCCATTCCACAATACCTTGCTGAAGCCATAACGGAAGATACTCATATGCAAGTTGTAATCGACTCAGAATATCCTTTGCTGTGGATTGTTTATTTGCAAGAACTGCCACACTCATACTCTGATTGAATAAAACGTAATGAAGAATATATGAAATTACAGTAGTGGACTTACCACTCTGCCTAGGAAGTTTGGCAATCACAAAACGATTGTTATGGATGGTGTTAATCATATCCTGTTGATAATCATACATGTCAAAAGGAACAAGTCCTTCGTCCAAAGAAACTACTTTAATGTATTTTTCTATGAAGTATTGGGGATCCTGAGAGCATTTGATGTACTCCTGAACCTGTTCCTTTGTAAACTCAACCTCGATACCCGCGGGTTTAAGATTTGGGTTACCATTATATCCTGTTTTTTTATCCGTCATCTTCCATTACCTCTGCATCGATAATATCATTACTTAATGCCTTTTTGGCACTTCTTGATTGATTAATCAAATCTTGAAGTTCACTAGTCGAGCCGATGTAGAGTGCGTTGTTTGTAGTATTATTGATGTTTGTTTCTTCTTTGTTGATGTCTTTCATCTTTTTATGAAGATCCATTAAATCTTTATTTGCTTCTGCAACAGTTTTAATCATCTGTGCTGCCACTTCATATGCACGAGGAGAATCACCCTCAGTAGCAACTTTAAGAATACCTTCAATAGCATCTTCTCCTGTAGATATCAACTCTTTCATGTTCTTCCGAACCAACCAATAATCCTTTTCGCTATCAACGGCATCCACTTGAATCTCAGTAACCTTTCTTTCTTTGGTTACTTTTTTTTCTTCTGATTCAAATGTAGTTTCAAATGCGTTTGATAATTTTTCATTAACTGATTTTTTATCACTCATAATAGTAATCACCATAAATCCTGTTACCTGCGGTGTATCCTTCACCTGTAAATCCACCTGTAATCCCAACCGAGAAGTCATGCGCTCCGTCAACTGGAAGGTCGAATGTACCACTTTCTCCAAAGAATTCGAGATCAGATTGTAGAATAATCTTTGAACTTTTTACTGGTCCGTAAACATATGACTTAGCAACAAAATCAAAACTTGTTATTATACTTCTTCTTGTATCAAATTCACCTTCATAATCTTCAATAGTTGATACACCATTTAAAATAATAGGAACATCTACTTTCTGATTGACTGAATTTACTTTGAAAGAAACAATAAATTCTGGAGTAAAATATGGAAGAACTTGTTCAATAATTTGCAAATTGTCTTCTTGATTTCTACTGAATGCATACAATCCAAAATTTATATTGTAAGGGACTTCTGAATAGTTCCAAGAACCAGATAAACCATCATCTGAAGTTTTATTTCTAACTCTTAATTTATTTCCCTTTCTCGCAGGATCATATGCCATTCCTGTAATATCAAATCCAAATCTAGGTAAAGTTATTTCTGTTCGTGTAGTAGAACTTATACTACTCATTTCAGAAATTCTTCTCATAAATTTTTCTTTTGGACCATATGATAATGGAACACGAATACTTTCTTTAGTACTTCCATCTGAATTTTTACGAATAACTCTCACATCATTGAATAAAGAACCAAATCCAATTACGAGTTTTCTTAATGCTTCGTTGTAAAATTGAGTAAACATTAATAATTACCCTCCGAAAATGGATCTGTTTCAGTAAAGTCAAAGATGTCATCTTTATCTCTTAACAATTCTATATCTTCATTGTCACCAGTAGGTTTAGTATCTTGTTGATCATTTGGAATGATTAGAGTTGTTGTTGTGCTACTTGTTATTTCATATTCTGCACTTGATACTGCACCCTTTAATTTTTGTCCCGAACCAGTTGATATTGTGCCAACAATATTTGTCACTGTTAGTTTTGTCGTAGTACCATTCCAATCTGTAACTACGGCAGTTGCAGTCGCACTATCTAAATCAGTTCCTTGGAATACAGTTTCACCTTCAAAGAAATTAGCATATTCACCGGCACTTGTTCTTGTACCCATATCAAATTCTACTGCAAACTTCTTAATCTCGTCTTCTACTGTGTCGATATCACTATAACCAGTGTTGATTTCTTCCTGACTGTAGGTGAAGAGTTCACACGACAAGGCATATGTGTATAGTTTTCCTACTTGATAGAAAGGATTTTCGTGTTCTACAAAGTTTATTTCAAAAAGACTCTTGCTAAGAGGAAAGTAAATTAAATCACCTTCTTTTGGTCTTGTGGAATTTTCATAAGCACCCACAGTCTGTTCAAATCTTTTTCGAGAAACAATCAGAGTTATTCTGTCACGAATCTCTATTCCGAATTTAGTGAGGATATCACCCTCTCCTTCAAATCCATCTATTGATTGGATATACATTTCTAACTGATAACCATCTTCAAATTTAGAAATAGTATCCTCACCAAACAACTCGTCTTTATTGACAAGTGTTCGGGGAATATAAATCATATCCCTACCCATTGTTTTGATCGTTTCAATGGTTAGGTCTTCTATTACATCCTGTTGTGCAGAATCATCTCTAAAATATGGATTACGAGCCATTTATAATAACCTTATCCTACATCAAAATTAATTGGTAATTCGTAGGTCAATTGCAATTCTTCTTCAAGTCTTGTTATTTCCTCATTTGCTTCTCCAGATATTGCATCTCCTCTTAAAGATACACCACCAGGCAACTGAACACCTTCAAATTTAGAAAGGTTTGATCCCCATTGCTTTTTAATCAAAGCAGTTAGATATTTTTTCAACCAAATATCATTAAATATTTCTGAAAATGTTGAAGAAGGTAGTTTGGCATAAGTCTCGAATATTAAATATTCTGCAATATCTAAGTCTTCTTTGTGGAAATCTAAATGAATTTTGTTAGTTACTTTACTAAATCTGATCATTTTTTCTGGTTGGAAAAAGTCTTGAATTAAATTAATGTACCTTTTCATAGAATCATAACTGGCGAGTCCCATAGAACTATTCATACCTAATCCTCTATTAATACCAAAATAATCACTAAGAGCCATTTGATATCTGACATCAAACATGTTTACATTGCTAAAATCACCAAACTGCATTACCTTAACAACACTCATTATATCTTTTCCGGTAGGACCATCCGAATATACTGCTTCTAGTGCATTTGCATCGATATACATGTTGTCTTTATCAGTCTGTGTGACTTGATGTTTAAAAAATACCTTTTCGACACCATCAAAGTGTCTTTGGGTGAATAATTCTAATGCTTCGTCTAATCTATCCTCGCACTGTTGTCTATCTACATTGATTTCAACCACTGGCGAGCCTAGTTTTCTTAGAGCATAATCGATTATTTCATCTCTTGATGTTGGTTGTGCCATAGAGAAACTCCTGATGCTTTTACTATATGTATAAAGGCATCAGGAGCAAGGATGGTTTTACTAGAATCAAAGAGTCAGTTTTTTGGCTCTTCTTCTTCCTGTTCACCTATTTTTACAGGAACTTTTTGTACTAGTTCATAATCCATGTTCTCTATGTAATATTTTCTGGTTACTGGTTCTTCTGATTCGTCTGGAGTACTTATTACATAATTCGTAAAACCAGGCATTGAAAGAGGACATGATACTTTTGGATAATCTAATTTACTATAATTATCTGCTTCTTGAACCAACCAAGTTGCTTTTCTATCCCCACAACCACATGCACCACAATAATGCTTCCCTTCACCAGTTTCACTTGGCATCAAGTGTTCACATGGAGGTAAAACTCCTCCTGTGTCTTGATTACCAAAACAACTCAAAACTCTCAACTGTTTAATTGGTTTATTGATTTTTTTATTATTTAAATTTCTAGAAGATAAAGCAACAGCAAAACTTTGAATCATGCTGAGTTTTCTTTTTAGTCCTCTTTGATTAGGATCTATTGGTACTTTTCTGAAATTAACTTCGCCGGAATTTTCTTTTTCTGTCATATCGACCTCCATAAAAATATTTTACCATAAAAAACAAACTTGTCAAACAATTTTTAGTTGTAAAACTAATCTAACTGGGTGTCTCATATTCCCTTGACACCCTGCAACAAAATCTCCTCTATGAATATAATAATTTGCTGTTCTCATACTACTCATTAAAGAAGATGTCCAATAAAACTCTTGTTCACGCAATCCATTGAAGAATAGATTTGGATTTTTATCTTCTATTGTGGTATTTACCACAAATTCTGGATTGTTTATTTGATTATATACAAAACTCATTACATCATGTGAAGGGATTCTCCAATGATTGTTATCCATATTATCAATCTGTTTAAATAGATCTAAATTTTTATCTAAAGATGTGTTCCAATTTTCATTTGAATCCCATAGTGTATTGTCTGTGTAAGTATACTCTGTGCTAGTTTGGTTTTTATGCATTTGAACATTCATAATATCAGTAGGATATAAAATAATTGCATACTTGTCTTCGGACTCGGGATTATATTTTTCTGTTTTTGGTTTAAAGTCCTTTGATTGTCCAGTTTCACTATTACCTAGTGATACAGGAGAGTCTGGATTATTTCTTGATTTTACATTGAATGTTCCGACATAAACTCCAAGATTGAAAACCTTTTGACCAATATTCCATCCAGATACAACACTACTAGAAACAGAAGTTCTATGATTAGAAACATAATCTTGCACATCTGTACAGGCAGAATCTTCACATCTTTGAGATTGTAGATTTATATCAAATCCTGCAAACATACCACCAACCGTATCACATTCTTCTTTTATTGTTCTTTCACAAACAACTGAAGAATCCTTTTCATATATGCAACATGATTTTTCATTATCTCTGGTTTGCATATTTTTAAGTTCTTCGCCTATAATTAAATTGGGATAATTTCTATATCTCTTTACAAAGTTTCCACCCGAACTGTTTCCGCATTCTGGTAAATAATCATCACATTGATCAAATTCATAAAATACTGCATCAGTGTCATTTCCTATAATTTCTTGACAGTCATCGGGAGTGCAAACATTTTCACAATTTCCTTCTATGTTCTCACTGCAACAAGCACTCGGAAAACGAATATCTTCCGACTCTGCTGGATCACACAAAAGATATGAACCAACACCAGTTTCATTGGTTTCATTGTAATAATAACTGCAAGGAGAAGTTGACCATATTCCGCCTATTGAATTACATTCGCAAAGAGTAACATCTTTCAGTCCACCCTGATAACACGACAATGGATTTGATACATCTGGACAACCACTTCCATAATTTGGACCTGGGTGTTCTAAGAAAGAATCAAAATCACCAACGAAGGAACATGAACAACAACATCCTTTGGTTGCTAAATTTGGACATGATCCCCCTTCTGGCAGAAAATATCCTCCTTCCGAAACACATTCTTGATATGTTACTTCATCTACTGGAATTGTAGAATCATCAGAGTTATAGTTTTCATGATCTGGAGGATAGCAACAACTACCCACATCCGAAAAATCAGCACTGTAGTCTGCAACTGTTCTTATTCTTGCTCTATGTTGAACGCTCATATGATTTCCTCTAGACTATTTATACTCGATTAACAATCTGGATACGATGAATTTTGTAACCAAGCACAAGTTCCATCTGGCAAACTAACATATCTTACTGGTAAAGGCATTGGAGGTGGAGTCGAGGTAGTTGTCGTATCACACCACTTTTCAAATTCACCTGAACCATCATCAGTATTACAAAACTCGGTTAGACCATTTTTACATTTTACACAGTTTCTCATACATGTTCTAAAATCTTGTACATTTGAACCGCATGTACTTGGAACTGGACATTTATCTTTACAATCATTATAGTCTGCAACTTGTCCCACGTTCTGGAAGTCTGGAGGACCACAGTAAGGTTCATCAGTATTTGGACTTCCACCTAAATCTTGACACACTGATCCCGGACAATCAAAACAGTCTTGTGAATTATCACACGATTCACAACCCGAAGGAGCCCCCTCCAATTGAGAGCAACACCCTTCACTTCCTATCCAATTTTTATCTGTAGGTAAACCTCCATTATTATTGCCTGGATCTAAATCTGGTCCAGAACTGTTTCGGTATTCTCCAAAACATTCACCCTCAGAACCACATCTAGTAATTTCCATGCCAGGATGACCTATTTCGTATGGATTTCCGTTACTAGGATCTTCTGGATCTGAACCAGAGACTGTTCCGCTGCAATGACATACTCCTTCATTTTCACCATATCCACAACCAGAAACAATTTTATATTCTCCACCTCCACATACTGGATGATCGTGCCAATCATCCGTATCATTTGGATCACCTTCTTCGTTCCAACCGGGGCATGGATTTGAACCAGCACCAGTTGTAGAATTCCAATGAACAGGTAAACCATCCAATTTTGATAAATCTGCCGCACTCGTTACACATCTTGCACAACCAACTTGTTCTGGTCTTCCTTGACCACCAGGTCCAGTGGGATTACCTTCGTTACACCTAGCACCTCTTTCCTTCGCTGCCCAACGAACACAGTATTGTGATCGTACACAATCTTCATCACTACCATCACCACCTTCACCCCCGTCACCACCACCACCGCCTCCGTCACCACCACCGCCTCCGTTACCACCACCACCACCATCGGGATCGATTATGGGACCAGGTCCGGGTCCAGGTCCTTCAGTGGTAGAAGAACTCGAACTACTGGGATCAGGAGTGGTAGAAGGTTTTTCTGTGGTTGTAGTTGTAGTTGTGGTTGTAGGCTCTTCTGTAGTTGTAGTTGGAGGTGCTTGTGTGGTTGTAGTTGTAGTTGTTGTAACACAATACTCTACACAATTTTGATAACCCGACTCTCCTGAGAACCAAGCACCAGAACAATCTAATTCATAACTTGGAACACATTCACCTGAAGGTGGTGAATTTCTTCTGAAATCACTTTGACCTCCTTCTTGATTTCCACCATCTAAATCTCCCTGACAACACCAACCGATCAGGTCGAAACAACAATTTACTGCATCAGGACCTATACATTCAGTTTCAGGTCCCATGAATATACCACCTGAAGTTTGACATTCAAAGTTTGTTAGAACTTCACATTCACCTTCATTTGGATTGTTTCCGGGAATACAACACGCACCAACATGTATTATGTAATCACAGCAATCTACTGT